GCAAGTCTCATTACTTTTAGTTGTTTAGATACAACATCACCTGTTGGTAAAATAGTATCTCTTGGGTCTACGTCTTTAGGTAAATCTATATCTTTTCCTGTAAATGGACCTGGTTTATTTTTAATCTTTGATAGAAAAGGTTTTTTAAGTTCGTCGTATGCCATACCATATGCATCTAAAAGATCTTTTTGATCTACAGTATCTCTATCGATTCCTAAATCATCTAACATATTATCAACCGCAACGTCCGCATCGTATTTAATATCATCAGTTGTAAATATATCGTCAACTGATTTTTTGATTTCTTTTGCAAGGTCTTTTCCTTTACCAGCTAAAAATTGTATAAGTTTTATTTTACCTCTTGCAAAGCTTGCTCTGTTAATACCACCTTTAGAATTTAAAGTTCTATCGTCATCGTCTGGATCAAATTTTTTTAAAATATCTTCTTGTTCTGCTTCTTCCATTAAGTCTAACATCTCTTTATCTGTTAATCCTTTTGATGGATTCTTAGGTACTGGGATATCAAACAAACCTTCTATTTCTAACATCTGATCCATATCTTTCATGCCACCCCCTCTTTGATCTATTTCAATCATTTCTTCTGCAAGATTTTTTACATCAGTAATTGCCTCACCAAAAGTATCAGTAAAAGCATCTATTGGATCTTTCTTACCAATCTCAATTCCTTTTCTATCTAATATTCTTCTAGCTAAGGCTCTAGTGATTCCTGTTACCTGATCCAAACCACCACCTGGTCTAAATGGATTCTTTAAACTTTCAAGTCCAATTCCTGAAGCCTGACTCGGTGACTCTTCCACTCTCTTACCTCTTTTGTCTACACCCGGTTTAAATGATACTTCGATTACTTCACCTTCTTTTTGTTTCTTGATGCCTGATGCCGGTTTCTGTTTAAACAGTTTATTAATCTGTAGTTTCATCAGATCACTAACTTCACCGAACTGTTGTTTAGCAAATCTATAAGCATCATCAATTGAGATGTCACCATTTCTTGCTAGTCGTTCTACTGCTTTTAAAAATGTTCTAATTGGCCCCATTAGTAATATGTCCTTTGTTTCTGCGGTAGCTCTTCATCCTGATAGTCTTCAGGGTGTTGTATCAAACCACCTTGTCTGAATCTCATCACAGCTTGAGTCATCGAGTCGACCAAGTCATCATGGTCACCGTATGGAAACGCAGCACATTCTTCAATGACTTCTTGTGCAAATTCCATTTCTTTAGGCGCATAAATACGTCCTGACTCAAACAGTGGAGAAACACTGTTCACTCTTGTATGTTTATCATTTCCTTTGCTTGGTGTAAAGTTAATTACTGGAATCCCCATTTTTCTAAGCTCGTATGTCAGAGGTAGTCCAGATGCTTTAGATTCAACAATTACTGTCTCAGGATTCCAGTATCCGTACTGCTCCAAAGCAATTCTACGTAGTTCAGGAAACTCGAATCGTCCTTTTAAAGAGTCAACTAATATCAATGCTTTTCCAGAATCTTCATTAGGTGTAAAGACTCCCCATGTCGTTATCGCCGAATAGTCAGCAGAAGATTTTTTCATGAACGCAGTATCATAAGATTGTATAACGTGT